TCGAGCGTTGGTCGATCCTGCCTTCCTCATGCACCTCAGGCAGGACGAAGACTTCAGGGAGATCGCACGCTATCCTGGCAACGGGATGGTGAATCCGATGCAGCCATTCATGGCGCCTAACGCATCGAATTTCCTGGGAATGGGCCCCGCCTATGGCCAAGCCGGCTTTGTAGCCGGAGCGCCAACGATGCCGCAGGGATTTCTGTTTGAGGGGTGTCGCTTCTTCGAGTCGACTAACGTCCCCGAATATAACTATTCGGTGTCGATTGATGGTGCGTCGGGCTTCTCGGCCAACACCGCGAAGAGCACCCGAGCTGCTACAGCGATGTTCTTCGGGCCGCAGGCAATCGGCATTGGTGTCGGCGGGAACAATGCGCAAGTCCTCATCAACAGCAATGATGACTTTTCGCGTTATGTGATTCTCATCTGGAGCCTGTTCGCGGGCTTCGAAAATCTGAATCTCGATTTCGTCACCATCGCCCACAGCTTCATCTACTCCGTCTGAATCTAAGGAGGACATTTCACCCATCCAAGAGGTAACTTTCCATGGCTGAGTCTTACAAGAAGATCTATCCCGGCAATGCCGTCGCTCACCTGAACGCCTACGCATCGCCCAACGACGACTTCTCCGCCAATGGCCGTGCTTCTGGTGATCCCCGTGATCGCAAGCAGCAGGCCCTGATGTTCTGCCCCGGCTGGCTGGCCGTGCGGAAGGTGGGTGTCGCTCACATCACGGCCGGCGCTACCAGCTGGGATTTCAAAATCCTCTCGCCGGATCTGCGCCCTGATGACAAGCCCCGTGCTGACATCACCGGGCTGTTCATTCCCTCCGGTTCTGTCGTCATCCGCGCTGGCTTCCGCGTTCCTGCGGTCAATGCCCAGCCTGGCTACTACAGCTCCGGCAGTCGTCAGGAGGCTGATGATCTGGGCAGCGGCCTGGTCGGTACGGCCACCGATCTGCTCGCCATCTCCACGGCTGCGATCTCCGCATCCGCCACTGGCTCGATCGCCGCTGGTGCCGTCCGCACCGCGTCGGACGGCACTGCCAAGATCGTGGTCGATGCAGCCGGTCAGGTGCCCACCGGCTTTGAGCTGGTGCAGACCGCCTTCGGGTCGCCCGTTGTCACCAACACCGATCTGACCCTCAAGCTCTACTCCATCGCCACCGCCGGCAACACCGCCGGCAGTGCCATCAGTTCCGCCCTCACCGGCGGCTGCTACGTGGTGGGCGAGGTGGTCTATCTGGTCCCCGAAGGGGTGGCCGGCATGGATTCCGTCTCCCTGCCCGGGGCCCAGTATTCCGGCTACGCCGGTTGAGCTGGTAGTCTGACTTCGGTGTAGGTTGTACTTCGCTTCGGGGAGGCTTGACTCCGAGCGAGAGCCCGGTCCTTGTGGCCGGGCTTTTTTTTGCCCAGTCGTCACCGGCAATCCCCTGTGCAACAACCGCAGTTGCATCTACCCTCACACCAGTCCAGCCAGCCACAGTCGTGTCCACCATCTATCAGGACAAGCGCACAGGCAAGCGGGTGAAGCGCGTCGGCGCCGAGGGAGGCAAGGAGGAGTTCGTCCTGGTCAAGGGCCAGGACAACGTCCCCTACTACGCCCTGCTCTCCAACCTGCTGCCCTGCGACGAGCAGGGAACGCCCGATTACTCCACCACCGCTGCCGGCCGGGTGGGTGAGGAGCCTGATGAGCCGATCCCTGATCCGATCATCGACATCGCCGAGACGCGGCTCAACGTCAACACCGCGACAGCGGAGGAGATCGCCAAGCGCGTGCCAGGCGTGGGCTACCGGGTGGCCAAGACGATCAAGGCCAACCAGCTCTCCCAGCCCGGCGAGGTGTACCGCACGCTCGATCAGCTGCGCTCTGCCAGCACCCGCGTGAACTGGGACACCGTCTTCTCCAGCAACACGCTCTACGTGAGCTGAGGCCGCGGCCATACCCTGCTGAGCAGGGGGCGAGTGGCCGATGCGGCTCAATCAGCACGACATTGACAGGGCCGCCTTTCACCTCGGCATGAATGAAGGCGCGACAGTCCCTGCTGGGGACATGGCGCGCTTCCACGAGGCGGTCAATCGCGTTCCGAACAGCCACTGGTACGAGCGGATCATCAACCAGCTGGATCGCTGTGATCGAGCCTGGGATGCCTCCGAGGTGCTGCGGGCGGTGTCCACCACCGGACAGATCGCTCCCAGCCGCACCCAGACAATCTTCGGGGATGCCAACCGGGCGATCAGCATCGCCGATCCCCTCTCAGCGGATACCCAGTACCGGGAGATCTACCTCAGGGAAGTCGATCGGCTGGCGGAGACGCTCTACCTGGCGAACTACCGCCGCGAGGAAGTGCGGCGGTATGCGTTTGAGCGCAGCGGCAGTGAGTTCATCCTGGCGGTGCCAGGCCCTGCGGATACATCGGTGGGCACACGCTTGCTGGAGGCCTCCGGCGGAATGGCCTGGGCCTGAGCGCTTCATACCCTCGCCTGAGATCGTCAGGTTGTTATGCCACCCACCACCCGCTCGGGGCAAAACAGCAATTTGAATGCGGGTGCCTGGCAGGGCATTCAGAACTTCTTCGGTTCTGGCATTCGGTCGATGGCGGATGACGAGCGGGCCCGGTACGGGATGGCACCGCGACCCAGCGCCCCCAACCCGGCCAATGCAGCAGTCCCCCCTGCTGGCGGCGTCCCTGCAGGGCGTCCTCCCTCCCGCTTTGCCAACCGTCAGGCGGAATACAGCCAGATGGCGCGGGCGGGTATTCAGGTGGGCCCCCCACCGTCTGGCAACCGCCAGCCTCCTGTGCCTGGCGCTGCCCCTCCCGCTGCGCCTCCGCCGCCCGGTGGTGGCAGCGTCCCCCCTGCGCAGCGCACGATGGCCCGGGTGGCCGCCACGGCTCCAGCTTCAGTCGGGAGCGGCAGTGCGCCGGCAGTCAGTGCCAGCAAGACGATGGCCAGTCCGATCGCGCCGGGCGCCAGTGATCTGGCCAATGCCTCCGCGCAGCTGCAGGCCCTGGGCCTGGGCCGCGGCAGCGCCGGCGGCGGGATGGATTGGAGTAGCGCCATGACAACCGCTGCACCCGCTGTTGATGGCGGCAAGATGATGGGCGGTTGGCAGCCACAGCCCGGTGCGATGAGCGGCGAGGGCACCATCGATCCGGCCGTGGCGTTCGGGGCCAATGCACCGCAGTTGAACCTGGGCGGTGGCACTGCCGCGGCCACCAACTTCAACCCGGCGGCTGCAGAGCCCACTGCTGGTGGTGATTTGGAGAGCCGCCGCCGCCGCGCCTTTCTCGATGCACCCGACTCCATGGAGGGCATGCGCCGTGCGCGGCTGGTGATGGCTGATGAGATTGCCGCCCAAGGCGGGGATCTACAGACGTTCGCCGCCGACAGCAATCAGATGCGGCCGATGTCGATGAAGCAGCTGGAGGGCTACCTGGCCCAGGTCAAGGGCGGCCAGGCACCATCAGCCGCGGCCAAAGGCAATTCGCCCATGCCGCAGAACTTCTCGCTCTCCAGCGCTGATCTGCAGAGCAGCGGGATCGATCCGGCGGTCGCTTTCAACGCGCAGGTGCCAGGGGCGGCGGCTGCTGCCGCAGCCCCGGCGTTCTCGATGACGGCCGCGGCCGACGAGGCCTTGCGGGCCCGGGGCCAGGAGGCTTTCAAGGTGGCGGGCACCGGCACCCTGCCGTATCAGGTGAATGCCCAGGCAGTGCCTGGTGTCGGCGGCGAGATGAACCCCACCGCTCTTTCAGCACTGGCGAATGCCGGGGTGGATGCCAAGGCACTCACTCCGCCGGAGATGGCGTCGATGTATGGCGCCACCAATGCACTGGCGCTGGGGCTGGGCGCACCCAAGGCTGGCGCCACCACCAAGCTGCCGATGCTCACGCCTGAGCAGGTGGAAGAAGCGCGGCGGATGCAGCGGGGGCCGTCGTTTGTGACGCCGCCGGCGGGCTTCAACTTCTACAACCGCTGAGGAGGCATCGATGAATCCAACAGCACGGGCGGCACGCCGGATGGATCCCGGGGCCTACCTCAGCAAGGGCAGTGATCCAGAAGGCAGCGGGGTGTTGAACAAGCGGGAGCAGGGCCGCGCCGACACCTTCTACAAGCAGCTGGGGCTGGCGTCACCAGCGGAGCAGCGCAGCGTGCCCAACAACCCGCGCAACTTCGATAGCCACAGCGATGCTGCCAACCCGGTGGTGCGCAGCAACCTCTATGGCGACTGGCAGCAGCTGCAGCCTGGCACCGCCGCGATGGAGAGGCCGCCGACACCACCCGCCGCGAAGCTGATCACCCAGCCGTGGCAGCAGAACGAGGCGCTGGCAATGCAGGAGGGCCTCAAGCTGCCGCAGATGCAGGCGCGCACCGGCTTCTCCCCTGTCCAGCAGCCGCCCAATGAGTGGGTGCTGAGCAACCAGCCGCCCTCGATGCCGGGGCCCTATGGCTACCAGGGCGCCCCGCTGCCGTCTCAGCCGTTGCAGGACTTCAGTGATCTGGCCGCACCGGTGCAGATGGGGCAGGCGCCGATGCCGGCATCGATGGATCTCGATCCTCGCTTTGCTCCGCAGACGGTGATCGGCGATCCGGCCATGGCCCAGTTCCCCTCGATCAA